AAAATTGCCATAATCTTTTAATTTTAAATTTATAATTAGCTAATATCTAAATCCTTAGAAGTTTCCTTCTTCTTAGATTTTTTCTTTGTTGTGTCTATTGCATTGTTATGTCTAAGAAAGTTAAAGACTGTTCTTACTACTTCGTAAGATTCGCCCTCTTTGTATTCTATTCCTCTACATTCAATATCTTTTTTTATTTTTACTTTATACATATCTATCTATTTATGTTAAATCTGTAATCTTGTGCTATGCCATATAAACCAATAGAACCAGCAGAATCATCATATAGCTCGTTCTGGTCTTGGTAAAATATCTTATCTACTATTACTCCACTATAAGTCCCACTAACGTAGTCTAGAGCTGTTCTAACGTGACCAGCTAGTGTAATCATATCAGCGTAACTATTATGATATATGCTTATCTGTACTCTAACATAATCATAAGTGCTTACACCGTTCTTAGTGTTGTTAGGCTCATCTGCAAACATCTGATAAGTAATATAAGGTAACTTAACGTCATTAGGAAAGTTGTAACGACTAGGAAATATTCTTGAGTTACCACTTGTAGTAACTAAAGACGATACGTTTGAGTCGTTGCTTAAAATGTTATATATTACTTTTCCTATCTCCATTACTTCATTCTTTTGTCAATGAGTTTTCTTATTTCATCAATAACACTATTAATAGCCGTATTACCTTTATTAGCAGCAGTCTTATCTAACATTCTAAGTCCTGGAATACCTCTAAATCCATACTCTAAGAAATAGAAATAAAATCCAGTTTTATTCATAGCTGCAAATGATTTTTTTACTCTTGGTCCAATATATACTGTGGGTGGTTTACCTTTTACATTTTTACCATTTATAATAGCTAAAGATTTTTTTAGTTGTTTAGTTTCAACTGGTACAATAGATTTAAGCTCTTGCAATATTGGTTTTGCAGCTTTTCGCATACCTTGTCTCAATAAAGTCTTATTTTTACTATCGGACATATTAAGTCTCTCTAAATCCTTAATTAAAGAATTTAACTCTTTCTCATTTATTTGTGCTGATACTATCACTACTCAATTTCTATTTTATGAGATTCTAATACCTTTTTCCATTCCTCTTTGTCAGTATACATATCTATCTTAGTTTCCTTAGTTGATAAAACTTGCAAAGGAGTTACCATACCGTAGCCAAGCACTTTCTCATCCTCATCGAATATTATCCAATAAGTATCTACTTGTGGTTTTTTTATTTTATCTATTCCTTTCATTAAGCAGTTCCTCCGTCTGTTATTGTCCATCCTTTAGTAACTAGAGTAGCTCTAGCTGCTGCTGCGTCACCTCCAGCAGTATATTTAGATGTTCCAAAGTTTATACTCACGCCACTATTTACATTTTGAGCTGCCCAGCCTATTAGAGTGTCGTCATAGTTGGCAGTAGATAATCCAGAACCATTACCAAAAAATAGTAATTGACTACCAGTAAAAGACGTTACATCCCAACTAGCTAATGATTTATCAAAAGCAGTTGCGCCTGAGAACATACCAAGAACTGTTGTAACATCAGCCATATCCCACATTGATATATCTTGATTGAAAGAAGTGTTAGCTCCAAACATTGAAGATGTACTAGTAACAGAAGATAAATCCCAATTTGACAAACTTTTATTAAATGGTGTACTCTCAAACATACCAGACAAATTAGTTGCTTGACTTACATCCCAACTATTACAATCTTGATTAAATTGACTGCCGTGAAAGAAATTTGTAAAATTAGTTATGTTGCTAACATCCCAAGTATCTACAACACCATTAAAATTAGTATCCTCAAAAGTGCTTGTTGCATCAGAAGTTGAAATTTGTAATTTATCAGTTGCACTAGAAGTTAAATTAGTACAATCTTTAAACGCAGAATTATCTTGTATAATTAAAGGTCCATAAGACTTTATATCCAAAATTTTCAAGGTATCAATTCTACCAACATTCCACAGACCAGTATCAAGGGCAGTAATAATACCACTAAAAACTCCTTTAATTTTTATAGTATACGTTCCAGAGCTTCCGTAAGTATGTAATCCGTTTGCATCATTGTAAGTTGTTATAGTGTTGGTGTTACCATCTCCCCAATCAACTTCAAAGTCATAAGTACCAGAAGCTCTAGTTGGTAATGCATACTGAGTAGAAGATGAGCTTAAGATATCGACTGTATTGTTTGTATTGATTGTATATTCAAAGAATGTATTTATAGCAGATAAATCTATAACATCGTTCTGCTCTAAAGTTAATATCATTGCATCTTTTCGACCTACTTCTTTAATACTCTTGATAGAATAATTAGTAGAGCCATTAGAAATAAAATATTGAGGACTTACTCCAATATCTGTTCTATATCTTACTAGACATTCTATCGTTTGCTTATTGATTAATGCTTCAGCATCATAAGATGTTTTGCCACTTTTATAATCAAAACTGCCATAGATAGTTACTAAAGACTTACTAGCAACATCTCGCTCTCCATAGTCATTAGTAGTAAACACTTGTTTATAGAGTCTTAACTTTCTATCAAGTTTGCCTAATATCATAATTCTAGCAATCGGTAAGGAGTTAATAAGTGGTCTACCATTAAAGGTAATTCACTTGCAATAGTTCCAGTAACAACATCTTGTCTATTCTCATAGTATCTTCCAACGATTATATATATAGCTTGTACTATTGGAGCTGGTACGTCATTAGCTGCGCCACCTACTATAAATTCAACTTCTACTGCGTTTGGTCTTTCGTAAGTGTTTGGAAAGTCTCCAGATTCCGATTCATATATCCTTCCTGGTCTTACCTTAGTATCTACATCGTAATTTGATGTAGCTAAGGTTTGTAAAGCATTGTTGGTGTCGTAATATTTAATGTGAGTTACACTAGCTACCTCTCCGACTTGTAAATCAATGTAAGGAGGAAACTCATCGTAAAAAATATTGTACGTTTGTGTTATTAGTCTACGTCTGGTAAATTCCTCAACCACACCAGTAGCTACATTAATCAAAGATGTAATATAAGTATTGTCATCGTCATAGTCTGAGTCTATTCTTAAAAATGTCTTAGCCTCTGCTAATGATATAACAGTAGACGTTGGAGCAGTCTTGAGAACTAACTTACCATAAGGCACAAAGTCAGTACCTCTTAATGTATTAAAGTTGTAGTTGTAGTATTCCATTTAAAAAAAATTAATGGAGAGAGTGTTTCCACTCCCTCCGTTAAAATAAACAAATTATGATGTTGTTTGTATTTCTACAAATGCAGTTCCATTGTCAACGGCATTACCATCAACTAATGAAGTAGCAATCATTCTGCCAACACCTGCAGCAGCAGAAGTATATGGGTCAAACAATACGTCTAAACCACCAAACTGAGCAATGTGTACTCTTGAGAAATCTCCAAATAAAACACTATCATAGTTAGTAGTTTTGTTACCTACATTTGAAGATACAAAGCTAAAGTAAGAGTTTATAGTCTTATCTCTGTTATCATAGATAGGAGAAACAGAAGAAACTTGAGCTAAACCTTTAATAACAGCTAAAGCGTCAGGATTACAAAGGTATGCAAATCTACCACCTAATAATGGCACATTGTTACCTAATACAGTTGATTCCATTGCTAAAAGAGCAGCAGCATCAAGAGTAGCACCACCATCAGCAGCATCAGCTAAGATTGACTGAGGACCACCATCTGAGTTATCAGCAGCAGCTAATAAGTTCTTCTCTAATTGAGCAGCTATTGACGCAGCCATATTTCTTCGGATTGCAGCCTCAATACCAGCGTTTTGTGTCATAGCCTCAGCAGAAATCTCAACAATAGAAATACATTTCTGAGGAGAAAGTGTTAAGCTTGAAGCTGAACCAGCAGCAGAAACAGACCCACCAGTTTCACCTACGAAAGTAGTAGTAATACCACTTATAACAGGGAATTTCATATTTTTTACCGAAGAGTAAAAGTTTGCACCAGCACTAGCTAAAACTAAGTTAGCTTGTAATTGGTCAGTAAAACTCATTGTTTCAACTTCGTTGACATTAGAAGTTGTGATTGCTCTAGCTTCTAATACAGAAGCTGGTATTGCTATACCTTTATACATTTGACCAGTGTAACGAGCTTCGTTACGAGCTTCTTCGTCCATCTCCTTAACCAATCCAGTTAATTTACCAGAATGAGCAGCTTTCATAGCATCTTGGAAAGAATACTCTCTAACTTCTTTTGGAGTGTTTTCTGTTACTTCTTTAACAGCTTTTGTAGCTTGAAGTTTCTCAAAAGATTCAGCTCTTACAGCCATCTTATTTAACTCCTCTACTTTTTCGTTTAAAGAATCAAAGCTTACTTGCTCATCAGAGGACATTTCACGACCTTCAGCAGAAGATACTAGACTTTCCATCTTTTCGATAACCTCAGCTCTTTCTTCTTTATAAAGTTTTGATGTTTTCATTTTATAGAAAATTAATATTAATATTTATTTTTTAAGATTTTTAAACGCATTTCATTGAGGGAGCGTTGCTTTAAATCTTCTTCTTCTTTTATACCCTCTAATTTTTCAGCCT